AAGTGCAATGTTTAGAGTTTTCTGTGGTAGTCCACCTTTAGTAATCTTGTTAAAGTAATCTAAATCAAATTCAAGTTTCTCTTCCTTCTTATGGTAGAACTCAAATCTTTCCTCACCATCATCAACATAGTCGTGTCCAATGTGTGAATCGAATGCAACTGATAATGCATCAGTAAGAATACTAGGAATTGCTTCTGGAGTATGTTCTTTGTCTTTACCTTCGATGATTTGAATACCATTGAGAATTGCATTATATACTGCTTTGTCCTTACAGAATTTCTCTGTAGTTTCGACTAACCAGTTCATATCAACTTCTGCATCAGACAGAGTTTCAATAATCTGTGTTACTTTTTTAAACTGTTCGTCATTAATATCTTTACGTCCGTCAACCTCAATAGACAGCGCTTCCTTGGTAGGATTGTTATTGTATTTTTCTACAAATTTTGTAATCTCTTCAAATACAATTCGTTCCTCTGGATTGGAAAAGTATTCTGGTTTTAGAAATGGCAAAACCTTACGAGTGTAAGGTTCATTAAAAACTAAATTACTGAGTGTTGTTTTCTCTATCGTCTGTGTTGACATATTGTAATTCTTCTCCATCTAGTTGTTTGTGTATGATATCTTCCAATATCTTACCAGCAAGTTCAAAGAAATCATCTTTGATACTTTCTTTTGGTAGTCCGTTAGAGTCTAACATATCCCACTCGAATTGTAAAGAGGCATTTGTTTTTTCTTCGTTTTCTACTACTTTAACTTGTCCGTACTTATATACGACACCTTGATACTTACCAGCCTTTGAAGTAAGTCCAATAGCAGTCCAAGTCTTTTCTTTATTCTCTACGAATTGGTACATTTCACTAATATCAGACATAGTGTAAATAACTCCCTATAATGTATTTTGGTGTATTGATAGGTTTACGTCCAGCATGTAAGTGTGTCCACATTGGAGGAAACATAACCATTTTGCCTGTAACTGGTTGAACTGAAATATCGTGTTGAGGGAATTCAGTTTGTCCACCCTCATTATCATTTAGATATAAAAAGAATACTAAGAATCTTTTTGCACTATCAATATTACCAACATCAACATGATTATCAAACTCATCTACATCGTTAGGCAAATACCTTTTCATTCTAAACTGTTCAAATGCAAATTGTTCTGGGAACATCTTATCTGTAATATTACAGTCTTTCATATACTGTTCAATGTACATGAAGAACCTTTCACTTAATTGCTCAGTGAAAGGTTTCCATTCTGGATGATTTTGTAACGTCACCTGTTTAAAAGAACGATGTCCTTCTAAAACAATATCTTCATGCTGATTCTCTGATTCTTCAAACATAGAAATCAACTGTTGAGATAGTTCTGGTGATATTACATCATTGTAAACTTTTATAAAATTAGGTTGCATCTGTTTCTGCAACTTCTTCTTCTACCTCTTCTTCAACTTCTTCTAATCGTGTTCCGTACTTAAACTCTTTACTAGCAACCTCATCTAACTGTTGCATGATTTCTGGAGTAAAGAACTTCTCTGGATTGTTGTTGATTGTTTTACCGAATGTTTTAGAACCATCTGGTAATTCAATACGAGTTGATACTGATTTAAAGATACCATACTTCAATGCAAGTTCAAGCAATCCATAGTATCTATCAAGTCCACGTTCATACATTAGTCGTACATCAACTACTTTATTCTCAACAGTCAAACGTGACTTTGCATTCTTACAGTGAATGATACTACCAACAACTTGTGTTCCATCTTTCTCTTTCTTCTTAGAAAGGTATACGATAGATGATGCCGCATACTTCAGTCCAGAACCACCACCCATTTCTTTGGTAGGGAACATAGAACCAACAACGTCATATGTGTGGTTTGTAATTACCATTGGTACTTTTGCTTTACCAAGTTTCAGAGTCAATACTCTAAATGCAGCTTTAAGTACTTGCGCCCGTGTCATATCACGAGTTTCTTTACCATCAGCAGTATCTTCTACTTCTTTTGTAGTAGACAACATACCAAGAGAATCTAAACACAATAACATTGGTTTTCTATCTGCTTCATTTTGTTGCAGATATGCATCCAATACTTTTAATGATTGTGTACGAAATTCTTGTACAGTTGTTACAGGTAGGATAACCATACGATTAGGGTCAATACCCCTATCAATTACCATCTGTTTTGTAATTGCAGATTCAGACTCAAAATACAACACACCAGCATCTGGGTTTGCATCAAGGAATGACTTAACCATGCCCATTACAAAGAAAGTTTTACCTGTTGCAGATTCGCCTGCAACCGCAGTTATTTTATTTGCTGGTAGTCCACCATAAATTGAACCACTCAGTAGTGCATTGAAGATATAAGAACCAGTGTCGATAAATGCATCAACATCACCAGCCTCCACCCCTTCAGATACAAGTGCTGCGTATTCGTTGCCCGCAGTCTTAGCAATGTCCTTTAAAAAGTCCATACTACACATCTCCTTCTTTTCTGTTATTAGAACGAAAAGCATCAAAACCGTCTGGGTAACGTGCTTCCAACTTTTCGATATTCATATAAATGACATCTTCCAATGAACACTCCATAGCGATACATGCCTGTGCAATATACCACATTACATCACCTAACTCACGTTTCATGTGATAGACTGTATGTTCATCCATTGGTTTACCTTGAAACAAACACTTCTTAATAATCTCTGCAAATTCACCCCCTTCAGCAGTGATACCAAGTGCGGCAGTAATTAACCGTTCTGGTGGTAAACCCTGTTCATCAATTATATCTAGTGCGTCAGAAAATGCAGTTGCATCTTTTGATTCATCAGAAGTCACTTCATCGACAAATCGAGTATAGTCAAGTAGTAGTCTTTCATCAGTCATATCTATATCCTTTGATTCCATTTTGTTTATTATAGTATATTGGTCTGTAAAAGTCAAGAGATTTATAGGATAACACTTTTTTGTGGAACTTGAATTCCACTTGTCTGTGTTTGCCATCCTTCAGCAATTTGTTGCATAGTAGGTAAAATGAAAGATACACAAGTTTTATTAAACTGTAATGTTCCATCTACTTTATCGCCAGTCATACATACACCATCAACTAACGCCACACCCTTTTCATTTACTTGTACCAAACGTGGACGTTCAATAGTATATGACATCATATCTTCAGATTGATATCTCCCAATGACTTCAGCTCCATTCGTTAGAACGAGTGTAACAATATCATTCTCTTTTATTTTGTTTTCTTTTGACATTTTAAAATCTCCTTGATTTCATTTTTTACTTCATTTAAATTCTCTTCATCATCAGTTTGACGTATTGCCAATTCACCCATAAGAAGAAAGTTAGTTTGTAGATTGTTGATAAGAGTCCGTCTTGTTTGTAACCACTTTTCAGACTGTTCATCTCCTCTACCAATGTGTCTTGCCTTCTCTACAGATGGAGACACCTTTAATATATAAACCTTTGAGTCATGTTCTGATAACAACCATTCTATATCTTTGGCACGACAGAACCTATCCCCTTCAAGTATTATATGTTTATGCTTGGGTGCTTCTTGTTCGATGAAATCTCTAAATTTAGAAATTGCACCATAACTTATCCTATCAGTTCCCCCAAATGTTTCTCCAACAGGATATCTACCTACTACAAGAGTGTCCCCATGTTTTTGGCATGGGAATAGTTTCATGGGTTCGACATCTTCATGCAAACCCATTTCTGAAATAAGACTTCTCATTAATGTGGATTTACCAGAGCATGGTATTCCACCTATCATTATAATCATTCTTTTATAGATGCCTCATATTGTTCTTTGTAGTCAAGTGCATTCATAGTACCCATTTTTGAATTATGAAACTTTGTAGTAATCATCAAGTTGTCATAAGTTGTTTTTCCACCTTCACTGTGTGGAATGATATGAGCACCAACTGCTTGAGAGAAATGAATTGGGTCACCAGTGATTTCACAAATACCACCAACCTCTTCATATCTTTTCAATAAATCTTTAACAGAAAATGCACGCTCTGAATCCTTTGCAATTACACTTGGAGTAATATCAGATAACCAAATCCGTACTTGTTCAGTAGATGCATCAGAATTAGTTTTCTTTACATAAGATTTAAATGCATCCCAAACTTTAGAATATCTACCATCCAACCTGTCACCATTCTCATCAACATAATCTACTTGAGAATTAGCATCTTCAAAATCGTTTAAGTTTTTAACTAGACTTTTAGTAAACAAGTCATAATCTTCAACTTTAAAATCTTTAGGAAGATTAAAATAAACATGTCTCAAGAAACCAAATTCCATTATACTTATTTTATGCTTAGTGTAAGTATTCCAGAAAGCACCAACATTCTGATAAAAACTATATTCTTTTAAAATTGAATTTTTAATCTTGTTTATTTTAGTGGGAGTTGCCACTTCCAAATATTCTAGAATTTGATTCTCATTAGTTGATAGTCCTTCGCCATACCATAATCCAGCAGAATCCAAAATAAGTTCTAAGTACTTACCTCTATTATTAGAAAACCCAACGTAATCTTTAAACAGAGTTAAGACATTATCTACTGCACCATCTCCATAATCAACAACCTTTGTTAGTTCTCGTAACTCTACAATACTTGCAGCCATTCCATATGCATTTGCTTTTTCAACAAAGTTAAGAACGGTTTGTGTTGCAAATTGAACAAATTGCTTTCCCTTACCAGAATCATCTAATTCGTAAAAGTCAATAATTCGCAACTTGTAATTGCGATAATATTCTTTTGCATATGGTGGTAGGTCAGAAAAAAACTTTTCTCCAAAGAATGAAGATTTGTGTAAAGGAAACTCATTGTTTAAGAAATCTAAGATTGCTTTTCGTGTTCTATGTCCACCTTCCAGAACTTCTTTATCTGTAATACCAGCAATAGATATCTCACCAATATCCAATCCTTCAAAAATAGATTGTACAATACCCTGTGCTTTAGATGGTGTTACTCCACCCCTATCAGTAGATTGAACATCAGCTCTTTGCCAAATAGGATTAGGATTAACATTATTATCTTGTATATACCCAAAATACTCATTAATAGTCATTGGCATACATTTAAATGCACTCTGTTTCAATTTTGATAAATTCACTATTCTACTCACTTAACATTCTCCATAATATAAACTCAATTTCTATATACATGTTACCATAACATGTAACAAATGTCCAGGCCTAATCGCCAAGAAAGTCATTTAAATTTCCAGATGTTTTTGCAGCATACTTACCAATCAACTTTTCTTGTTTACCATAAACTCCAATTGTTGCCAAACGTCTATCACAATATGCAACACAACTAAACCGTTGTCCCTTACCAGAGATAGGAGTAACACCATGTACTTCTTGACTGTCTGCAATTACAACACTATTATCTGGAGCATCAACTGCAATCCCATAACGAGGGAAACAAAGATATGCACCATCATAATCACCTTCTCTGAATACACACATACTTGTCATACCAGCATCAGTGTCACCACTGTCTACATGTGCAGCCATCTTTGCAGACTGATATGCAGAATATCTGTTTGCAGATAGTGTAGTAAAGATACCTTCACCAATACGATGTTCTGGACGAATGTTGTTTTCTGCAAAAGACTTCTGACTTCTATAGATATCATCATTTGCTTTTGCGAATGCAGTTTCATTGTGTTCAGAAATTTCTTGTAGTGCTTCCCACTTATCTTTATTGTCTTTACACCAACCAGATACATCAATACCACCAGTGAAACGTCCACGTTTATGTCCAATCATAACAGAATGGATTTCGTTTGAATATGCAATCATACCCCAACCGCCAGACTTTGTACGAGTGTGATATGAATTTGGTGTTCTAAGTTTATAGTCTACACCCTCAACTAATCCTTTTGCCAACATCTCTTCTTTATCGATAGGGCCTGAACAGTTTGCCCTCATTGTAGAAGTATCTTCGATTGTTGTTAGAATATCTCTAATCTTACTTTCTTGTGGAAAGGCATTAGTGATAACATATGCAAGGGGAACATCTGAACCATCCAGTGAATGGATTGGTTTCATAACACCCATATCTTCATCAGTGACTTTAATCACTGTGTCATATGCACTTTCGTCTAGGAACTTACCATTCCACTTTTCATAAGTTTCTTTTTGTCCTAAATCTTTTTCGACTGTAATTTTTTTCATTGTTCTATTTCCTTATAAGGTTTAAGGATGTTTTCGTAAATCTTATCAGCGAGATACTTCATTTGTAGTGGTGCAACCATTAAACCGATTCTTGCTAGTTTCTCATTAAGAGTACCAGTGAATTTATAATCCTCTGGCAAAGTCATTAGTCTTGATGCTTCCCTTGTTGTATACACTCTATCTTCTACAGGGTGCAAGTGAACTGCAAGACTTGTTTGTAGTCCTTGTTCAGAAAGTGTATGAGATGCTTGATTCCAAGGAACTCTACGAGATTGAAAGAACGAACTCTTTCTTTCTGGTACAGTCTTACCCCATTTAATTCTGTGTGCGATAACCTTATCGTACCAAGGCCCAACTACGTCATCACCAACCGAAACCACCTTGTCTGGATTCTTTGGTAATCTCTTCATCCACTTATATTTAGCGCTCTTGGTCATCGACTCACAAAGTTCAATTGCTTCTACAGCATTTGCATTGTTTTGTTGGATGTCCCAAATTGCATCTTTAATAGTGGTAACATGTTCTTCTGGTTCTGGAAAAATCAAACTTTCAAGTATCATAAACGGTACACCGATTTTATCCAATACATCATTTCTTACTGAAACAATAAACACTCTTTCACGCTTCTGAGGTACACCATGATTGTGTCCTTTTAGAACTTTGTAAACTGTTGTATAACCTAATGCTTCGAAATCATTTACCATTCTCTGTAAATGTTCTTTTGCATATTCCATTGTAAGTCCTTTGACGTTCTCACAGACAATTACTTTTGGTTTCATCTCACCAGCAATACGAATCTGTTCCCATGTCAAATCTTCAATGTTTTTCTGTTTCATTCCATAGGCAGTCTTTTCTTTACCCCACCCTGCTTTCTTTGTACCAGACATAGAGAATGGTGGACATGGTGGTGAACCGTCAAGTATATCAAGTTCCCCTTTCTTTATCCCTGTCATTTCCATAATCTTTGCACCAGTAACATCTTTGATATCACCACAAATATGTGCTGGAGTATCAGGCCAGTTCTCTAAGTAAGTATCTACTGCAACCTGTTGAAACTCATTAACG